GCCGTGGTATCACGACAGCTGCTGCTGAGCGTCTTGGTCAGGGCGGTTCAGGTGACGGCGCTTTCGCAGAAATGGCTTTCTCAATCGAGAAGACCAGCGTTGTTGCTAAGACACGTGCTTTGAAAGCTGAATACTCAATCGAACTTGCTCAAGACTTGAAAGCTGTTCACGGTCTTGATGCTGAAGGCGAATTGAGCAACATTCTTTCAGCTGAAATTCTTGCTGAAATCAACCGCGAAGTTATCCGCACGATCTATTCAACTGCTAAGCCAGGTGCACAAGTTGGTGTTGCTTCAGCTGGTACGTTTGACCTAGACGTTGACGCTAACGGTCGTTGGTCAGTTGAGAAGTTCAAGGGTCTAATGTTCCAAATCGAACGTGAAGCTAACGCGATTGCGCAGCAAACACGTCGTGGCCGTGGTAACTTCATCCTTTGCTCAAGCGATGTTGCATCTGCTTTGGCAATGGCTGGTGTTCTTGACTACGCTCCTGCTCTTTCAACTGGATTGAATGTTGACGAAGCTTCAACAACGTTTGCTGGTGTTCTAAACGGTAAGTACAAAGTATATGTTGATCCATATGCTGCTAACCAGTCAGCTACCCAGTTCTTCTTGGTTGGCTACAAGGGTGCTTCTGCATTCGACGCTGGTTTGTTCTACTGCCCATACGTTCCTCTCCAAATGGTTCGTGCTGTTGATCCACAAAGCTTCCAGCCAAAGATTGGTTTCAAGACCCGCTATGGCATGGTTGCTAACCCATTCGTCGATCTTGACGATGCTTCAGGTTCAACCGGCGATCTAGTTGCTGATAAAAATTATTACTACAGGAAAGTGAAAGTTACGAATCTAATGTAACCTTTTGATCTAAGTAGTATATTTGAAAAGGGCCTCAATAGAGGCCCTTTTTTTTATTGCTTGTGACGTTCTCTATACCGTCTTGAGTATTCAATCCTAGCTAATCGCTTTTCTTCTTCAGTCATTATTGGTTTGTTTGCATTTGCCGCTTTAATTCCATCACGGATCTTTTGACGTTCCTCTTCAGTCCATGTTTTACCATATCGCGGGTGCTTTTCGCCTGTTCTACCATAACACCCATTCTTATCACCAGACACACTAGCTGCTCGCTTCCGGATATGTTCAGCTGACTGCTTTCTGCCCTTTATTTTCTCTCTGTGTTTCTCAATGGTAGCAGATGTTCGCTTGTGCCCTGTACCACCCAAATCCCGGTTGTACCCCCACTGCTCAATTAAACTATTATATTGTTTGATAAAATAAGTTTCCATCTCATGTGAGTGATCTTCATCCTTTGTTTGGTATATAACTTCAAACAAAAAGTTGTCTGCTCCACGCTTTTTGATGGACCATGAGATTGGGCAGTTATTGCGAGTGATGTGTTCGTTAAATCTTTTAGATGGATCTCGGTGAGTCCATCCAACATAAACTTTGCTGTTTACTAGATTTGTGATTTTATAGATTGAATAAATAGTATTCATGCTGGCGCTCCTCTTAGCGTTAGGGTAGGTGGGAACGGCAATTCCGCGACCTGCACTTTTATTTATAAATTCAAGGATTGCAATGCAAACTCTAACCTGCCCTGTACCATCTAATATCAATCCACTTCAATCGAATGGATTTTTATTTGGTATTCAAAAGCTGCCTGGTTTATCTTATTTCTGTCAAGAAGCAAACCTGCCTGGTTTGACACTTCCAGCAACAGAGATGGCTACTCCTTTGAGTAATGTATTTCTTCCTGGTGACAAACCTCAATTTGAAGATCTTTCGATCACATTCTTAATCGATGAACAGATGACTAACTATGTTGCTCTACATGATTGGTTGGCTGGTTTAGGATTTCCAAAAAGTAGAAGACAGTATGAGCAGTTTATTGAAAGCAGAACAGATCCTGTAACAAGTAATGATACGGCAGCTGCTTTATCTGATGGTGTTTTACAGATCCTAAATAACTCTAATAATGCTGTGCGTACAATTAGGTTTGTAGATCTAGTTCCAACTTCTCTTGCTTCACTTCAATTAACGTCTACTGTGACTGATACTACATATCTAGCAGGAACAGCTACATTTGCCTATACGTACTACGAATTTGAATAAATTTTAAGGATTATATTATGAAATTAGATGATGTGCTTGTGATGTGGGAAGCGGACAGTGTCATTGATGATAACCATCTTGGCGAGTCTTCTACGGCAACAGCAAAACTCCACTCTAAATATCTCAAGATCTTAATCGATGCTAAGCTTAAAAAGACAAAGCTGGAGATCGATTACAGTCAGTTGCGTAAAACTAAAATCCGATACTACCGAGGAGAACTCACTAGAGATGAGTTAAAGGATCTTGGTTGGGAGCAATGGCAATACAACAAACCCCTAAAAGCTGAGATGGATGAGTTTTTGAAGGGAGATGAAGACCTTTCTAAGATTCTTGTTCGTCTTGAGTACATAGATACTATGGTGTATGCACTTGAGTCAATAATGAGTCAGATTAAACAAAGAGACTTCCAACTATCTAACGGTATTAAATGGAAGCAGTTTCTAGCAGGGATGTGATGACAGTAATCAAAGTAGAAAAGCTCAACGAAGTTCATTTAAGAGTCTACTCCGAAGACATGGGAGTAGAGTCAGAGCTTTGTGACTTTTTTACTTACGAGTATCCTGGTGCCAAGTTCACACCCAAGTTTAAAGCAAGACTCTGGGATGGAAAAATTAGACTTTACGATCAGATTCGCAAAACCATCTACGTTGGCCTTTTAGATTACATTTACAAGTTTGCAGAAACAAGAGGATACCAAGTTGACGCAGATGGTATTAGTACTGCTCAAGATATAAATGAAGATCAGGTTCTCGAGTTTGCTACCTCACTAGACCTACATGGTCGTGGTGAACCAATTGAAATTAGAGACTATCAGGTAGAAGCTGTACATACAGCTCTTAGTAGTAACCGAGCAGTCCTGTTGAGTCCTACTGGATCAGGTAAGTCTCTTATCATCTATACAATGTGTAGGTGGCATATTGAAGAGGGACGCAAGATCATTGTCGTCGTTCCTACAACTTCTCTTGTTGAGCAGATGTATTCAGACTTTGAAGATTACTCTAGTGCCAACGGCTGGAGTGTAAAAGAGCATTGCCAGAAATTGTATTCAGGTTTTCCCAAACATTTTGAGAAAGACATTCTCTTTACTACTTGGCAATCAGCTTACACTATGCCCAAAGCCTGGTTCCAACAGTTCAATGTCATCATAGGAGATGAGGCTCATCAATTTAAAGCTAAGTCTCTTACTACCATCATGGAAAGGATGCCTAATGTAGCCTATAGAGTAGGCACAACAGGATCACTGGATGACAAAAAAGTAAACCGCCTAGTACTTCAAGGAATCTTTGGACCCATTCATAGGGTCACTACAACTAAGAAGTTACAGGACGAAGGTAAGCTAGCCGATCTAAAAATCACTGCTCTCTTATTGAAGTACCCTGAAGAAGTGAGAAAGTCTTGTAATAAGATGGACTACCAAGCTGAAATCGATTTCCTTGTTAAGAATGAATCACGTAATAAATTCATCAGGAACCTTACTCTTAAATGTACAGGTAACACGTTACTCCTTTTTCAGTTTGTAGACAAGCATGGATCAGTCTTATATGACATGATTAAAGAGAAGGCTGGTGATAGACCTGTGTACTTCATTCATGGCGGCACTGACGTTGATGATAGAGAGCACATACGTAAGATACTTTCAACTCAAACAAACGCCATTGTTGTTGCATCTTTCGGTACTACGTCCACAGGTATCAACATACCTTCTATTGAGAATATCATCTTTGCTAGTCCGTCAAAATCTATCATCAGAAACCTTCAATCCATCGGTAGAGGACTGAGACTAAATAAAGGTAAGACCCATTGTAATCTATACGACTTAACAGATGATCTACATTGGAAGTCTTGGAAAAATCACACTCTAAAGCATGGAGCTGAGCGTTACAAGCTGTATGCATCTGAACAATTTAAGATTAACCTGGTGGAAGTAGAATTATGAATGATGTTGTAGTAGTAATCAGATTGGAGAATGGAGATGACCTCCTAGCCATCATGCATGGTGAGCTAGATGGTAAGGTTAAGATTGAATGTCCTTACTATGTTAAAGTTTCACACACAACTTCCAATGTTGTTATGATGCCTTTCTGTCCACTTTCAGACGAACGCTTCTTCGAGCTTCGTACAGACCGGATAGAGTTCTTGGTCACAGCTAACACAGACATCTCTAATAAATTCCTCAAGATGATTGACTCATACGATCAACTACAAGAGGTAGAGAAGCAAGTCGATCCAGAGGAGGCAGAGGATATTATAAACTCCTTTAATACTAACTACATCAAAGGATCAGATACTAAGCATTAAGTACCTAACTTCAACCCTGACATAGTGATTATCGGGGTGCTCAACAGTATGTGTCAACTTTATTTTTAAATTTGATTGTTGGTCTAGTTTATCAGATAATTGTTTATCAAATAAACGCAACAAAGGATTATTATGTATGGCTAAAGGTAGCAACCACTACGTCAATAACGCTGACTTTCTTCAAGCGATCAAAGACTACAAACAGCAAGTAAAAGAAGCTGAAGAATCTGGCGATCCAAAACCTCAGGTGTCCAATTACATTGGTGAGTGCATTTTAAAGATTGCCACTCACTTATCATATAAACCAAACTTCATCAACTACACTTACCGCGAAGAGATGATATCAGATGGCATTGAGAATTGCCTGATGTACATCGACAACTTCAATCCAGATAAGTCAACCAACCCCTTTGCTTACTTTACGCAGATCATCTACTATGCGTTCATTCGTCGTATTCAAAAAGAGAAGAAGCAGACTCTCATTAAAGGTAAGATTGTAATGGAGATGCCGTTTGAGGCATTTGAAGTTCAAGACCACGATGATGGATCATATGCTAACTCTTATGTTGAGTTCTTACAGTCAAATGGAGTGTTTGACGATGTGCTTGAGTATGACGAGAAGAAAAAAGCAAAAGCAAAAGCAAAGAGTAAGCGGGAACAAGCTAACCTAGATGACATCATTGAATCGGATGAGGTAGTTGAATGAATTTTTGAGTCACGACATTTATTTTGATAAATAATGTAAAAAAGGAGACGTCTAATGCACATTATTTACAAAATTACCTATATACCACACTTAAACACAACCTTTCCTAAATTCTACGTGGGATCAAAATACAATTACAAACCAGGATATTATGGTTCTGTGGCCTCTACCCAAATATACGATTATACGTTGGGAATGCAGTTAAAAGATTGGTGGAAATTACAAACAAAAGATCCTTCCCAATTTGTATTTGAAATCCTTGAGCAATTCGACAATATTACCCCCAATGAGTTGGTGTTGATAGAACGTAAATACCAAGAAGATCTTGATGTATTAGGT